ACAAACTCAACACCATTGGTCAGCAATGCAAACGTGGTTTTGATAGTGATTGTGAGAGTCGTAAAGATTGGGAAAAGAATGTTGACGAATGGACAAAGCTCGCCATCATGACCAAAGAAGCCAAGGTCTATCCGTGGCCGAAGGCATCTAATATCAAGTACCCAATCCTTGCAACTGCTGCACTTCAATTCGGTGCACGTGCCTATCCATCGTTGATTCCTTCTGATGGTCAGGTTGTGAAATCTAAAGTCATTGGTAAAGACCCAGATGGGTCGAAACAGATGCGCGCCGAACATACCTCTATTTACGTCAGCTACCAACTCATGAACGAGATGGAAAACTGGGAAGAGGATATGGATCGCCTTCTGATCATGCTGCCTGTTGTAGGTACGATGTTTAAAAAAACCTACTGGGACAAGCTGACAGAACAAAATTGCTCCAAGCTGATTCTACCAAAAAACTTGGTGGTGAACTATTGGGCACATAGTCTGGACAATGTGGAACGTATCTCTGAGATTATTGAGATGTCCCCACGACTTCTTAAAGAACGTCAAAATGCTAAGCTATTCCTTGATGTTGATCTGGGCACACCAACTTCCCCATTAATCTTGGAAGGTCCGGCACCAGATAATGATCAGACTACGCCATATACGATTATTGAACAGCACACTTTCCTAGACCTTGATGAGGATGGCTATGAAGAACCCTATGTGGTTACGTTCCATAAGGAATCAGCTAAAGTCCTTCGTATTATTGCACGTTTCGATGAATTGGGCCTCAAGACTAATGACAACGGTGACGTGGTCCGAATTGAACCTATTCAATATTATACTAAATTTGGGTTTATTCCTAACCCTGATGGTAGTTTTTATGATATTGGTTTTGGGGTACTTCTCGGTCCTATCAATGATTCTGTTAATACCATTATTAATCAGCTCGTTGATTCTGGTAGCCTTAATAATCTACAGTCTGGGTTTATCGGCAAGGGACTCCGCCTCCGAATGGGAGAACAGCGATTCCAACCGGGTGAGTGGAAAGCTGTAAATGCTACTGCTGATGATCTAAAAAAACAAATTATGCCATTGCCCACCAAAGAACCAAGCAATGTCCTATTCCAACTTATGGGTGCTTTGATCACCAGTGGGAAAGAACTGGCCTCTATTGCTGAAATCTTTGTGGGTAAAATGCCGGGCCAGAATACACCAGCTACTACTACTATGGCAACGGTAGAACAGGGCATGAAGGTATTTACGGCTGTTTACAAGCGTATTTATCGTGCACTGGCAAAAGAGTATCAAAAACTGTATCGTCTGAACGAAGTCTATTTGAATCCAAACACCTATGTTGAGGTGCTGGACGCAGATGTAAATCCAGATGATTTCAAAGCCATTGGTTATTCCATTCAACCGGGTGCTGATCCTAGTGCTATTTCTCAGACTGAAAAACTGCTAAAAGCACAGCAGCTACTGGAGTTACTGCCAATGGGTATTTTGGACCCTGTAAAAGTTATGGAACGTGTATTGGTTGCTGCGGAGCAACCGAAATGGCAAGAACTGCTGAACCAACAGGTACAACAGACTGGCCAACCTCCACAACAACCTGATCCAAAAGCACAAGAACTACAAATGAAGCTTCAAGCTGATCAACAAAAAGCTCAGATGAAGCAACAAGAACTAGCCTTTAAATCGCAACTTCAACAACGTGACCAAGAGTTTACCCAAGCGATGGAAGCTCAACGCATGGATCATGAAATGCGAATTGAACAGGCTAAGGCTGCCTTACAAGCACAAGCGTTGGAACATCAGACTAAAGCCAAAATGGTTGCGTCTCAAGCCCAACATGCTCAAAAGGTAGTTCATACAGAGCAAACTCATCGTCAAAAAATGAGCCACGCAGAGCAAGCTGCAAGAGCGAAAGCCGCTAACACACCTAAAAAATAAGGAGTCTTATTATCATTACTAAAGACCGTTTTCGGGATTGGAAAGCTGATCCTGTGACTAAGGTATTTTTTGTAGAATTGGAACGTCGAGCACAGTCTCTTCGAGTTGTATTGGGTAATAATGCTGGAATCGATGCTACCAATGATCGTTTTCAGTCAGGCTACATTCAAGCCTGTCAGGATATTGTGAATATTGATATTGAGGATATTGACAATGACAATTGAAGCCTTAGGCCATCGCCTGACAATTCGACCAGATAAACCTACTGATTCTGAAGCAGAAAAAACGAAAAAGATTGCCGAAGCCGCAGGGCTGGTAATTCCAGACAAAATCAAAAACGATCTGGATAATGAGTACACCCGTGAGCGCGCCTCTGTAGATCAGGGTTATGTCCTTTCTATTGGAAAGACGGCATTCCGTGATTTTGGAGGTGACGCTTGGTGTGAGGTTGGCGACTATGTAGCATATGCACGCCATGCAGGTAAATTTGTAAAAGACCCAGATACGGATGAAGACATCCTCGTACTAAACGATGAAGACGTCATCTGCCGTATTATTAAACAAGAGGCCAAAGATGACTGATGAAGTAACGAATGACAACGTAGAACAAACCACAGCAGCGGAACCAAGCCCAAATGAAGTTGAGGCACGTGCTGCTGGGTGGGTACCCCAAGATGAGTATCATGGTGATCCAAATAAATGGGTAGATGCTGACGAGTTTGTGCGTCGGGGTCCGTTGTTTGAAAAAATTAACAACACTACCCGTGAGCTTAAAGAGGTACGTAAAACTCTTGAACAACTGAAGGCTCACCACGCAAAAGTAAAAGAGATTTCCTACAAGGAAGCTCTAGCTACTCTGCGTAAAGAAAAGCGAGATGCTTTTGTGGAAGGTGATCCAGATAAGATTGTTGAAATTGATGACCGAATTGAAGAACTCAAAGAAGAGAAACGTCAATTTGATCAGGAACAAGCTCGTGAAATCCAAGCTGCTGTGCAACAGGAAATTCATCCTGAATTTAAAGCTTGGACGGATCGTAATACATGGTATAACCAGTCGCGCCCCATGCGCGCATTTGCAGATGCTCTAGGCATTGAACTTCGTGCCACTGGCCTTGCTCCTAGTGAAGTTTTAAAACGTGTGGAAGCACAAGTAAAAGCGGAATTCCCTAATAAATTCCGTAATGCTAACCGTGATAAAGCTCATGCTGTGGAAGGTGTTGGTGGTAAAGGTGGACGTCAAAATAGCGGTGAAAGCGGTATGAGTGCTGAAGATCGCCGTGTAATGGAAAAATTTGTACGTTCTGGTATTATGGATAAAGCTCAATACATTGCTGAGTGGAAAAAAGTGAATGGAGTCGACTAATGGCTATTAAAGAAAATATTGGCAACGATGCTACTGTTGCAAAGAGTCCAAGTGGACGAGTACGCCGAACCCCAGTGGGTGTGCGTAATGTACTTACTGTGCGGGGGAAAGACCCTGAGTATGAATATCGGATTGTTAATGACCAAAGTGACCGCATCGAGCAATTTAAAGATGCTGGTTATGAGATCGTCAAAGCCTCCGATGTAATTATCGGGGATCGGCGTGTAAACAGTGCTTCACCAGAAGGTTCGTTTGCGCAGGTCTCGGTGGGAGGTGGCGATAAAGCCATCGTCATGCGTATTAAAAAGGAGTGGTATGAAGAGGATCAACGACGTAAGCAAGCTGTTGTCGATGAATCCGAAGCTGCCACAAAATCTGAGGCCCTTAAAGGTACATACGGAAAACTTGAAATTTCGTAATACCCATTAGAGGGCTTTTCTAATGGAGAAATAATATGGCAAACGTAAGCCGTGTAAACGGTTTTAACCCCTTGCTGAATCTTATCGGCGCATCTATGGTAGGTCAGGTACGTACGTACTTCCTGCCATCGACTGATGCAACCGCTGTGTTTATTGGTGATCTTGTGAAAGCAGATACCACTGGTGATACCTCGGCTGCCGGTGGTCAGAATAAGGGTATTCAATCGGTAGTCCAAGCTGCTGCTGGTAATGCTGTTCTTGGTGCTGTGGTTGGTTTTGATATCAATCCGCTGAACCTGAACACTCCGCAATACCGACTGGCATCGACTGGTCGTTATGTGATGGTTGCAGACGATCCAAATCTGATCTTTGAAGTTCAAACTAGTAATGGTACTCTGACTGCTGCTGATGTTGGCCTTAATGCTAACTTTGCAGTGGCTGCTGGTTCTACGACTACTGGGGCTTCTGGTATGACTTTGGATGCAGCTACTGTCGCAACGACTGCAACTCTGCCGTTGAAGATTGTGGGCTTCTCGCAACGCGTTGACAATGAAGTAGGTAACGCTAGTGCCAAAGTTCTTGTTAAACTTAACAACCACCAGTTCAATAGCGGTACTGGTACTGCTGGTGTATAAAGGAGAATAGACTATGGCAGTTATTAATACTAGCGCCTTTGCCAAGGCCCTATGGCCCGGCGTAAATGCGTGGTACGGTAAATCGTACAATGAGTTCCCAGTAGAATTTGAGAAGCTGTTCGATAAGTACACTTCCAACAAAAACTACGAAGAAGATGTAGGTCTGTCGAGCTTCGGTCTTGCTATTCAAAAGCAAGAAGGTTCTCCGATTCAGTATGACCAAGAGCGTCAAGGCTTTACCAATCGCTACACCCATGCGGTGTATGCACTGGGCTTCATCATCACCCGTGAAATCATGGAAGATGACCAGTATGATGTGGTGGGTCAAAAGAAAGCTCAAGGTCTTGCATATTCGATCCGTCAAACCAAAGAAATTCTGGGTGCTAACGTCTACAACCGAGCCTTCAACACTTCCTATACTGGTGGTGATGGTGCTGCGCTGTTGTCGGCTTCTCACCCTAATATCGCTGGTGGTACTTGGTCGAACCTGATTGCTACTGCATCTGACCTGTCGGAAGCTGCTCTTGAGCAAGCCTTCATCGATATCTCTGGCTACACTAATGATCGTGGTCTGCGTATCGCTGTGAAACCAAAATCGCTGATTATTCCATACAACTTGGAGTTTGAAGCAATGCGTATTCTGAAATCGGTGGGTCGTGTTGGTACTGACAACAACGACATCAATGCACTGAATTCGGCTGGCTATTTCAAGGATGTGATTGTGAATCACTACCTGACTGACCCAGACGCATGGTTCATCCGTACTGATGTACCAAACGGTATGAAGTACTTCTCGCGCCGTGATGATGAGTTCGCTATGGATAACGACTTCGATACTGAGAACGCTAAGTTCAAAGCATCGTTCCGTGCTTCGTGGGGCTGGTCTGATCCAAAAGGTCTGTACGGTAGCGCTGGGGCTTAAAGCTCATTAACCCAAGGGGGTACAGTTTTGATCAGCTGTACCCCTTTATTTTTAGGAGAATAACATGGGCTTTAAAGCCATTGATATTACCCCCATCGCCAGCTACGGCCCAACCTCTATTACTCCAGCTAGT